AGCCACCCACCGCGCCTAGCGTTGCAGCTTTCAAAATGTTGGCCGCAGAGGCCGCATCATTAAAGCCTGCTGAAGCCACGTCATAAGACGCCTCAAGCAACTGCGTTTGGCTGACAAGCCCTTTGGTCTCGTTACTCACTGCCAGCAGCTGACGCTGCAACTTTTCAGAGTTGACGCCTAGCGTTCTAACTGCCGCTGCAGCTTTATCAGCCTCAGCAAAACCCTTGAAATATCTCCGTGCTACTTCTACTTGCGCTAAGCGAACACCAAGCTTCGCGACAGAACTCTGCAAGACGTTCGTCGTCTTATTGACACGGTTCAGCTCTCGTACGGCGCTGCTGCCATCGACCCTTAGGCGTATAGAAGAGTCAACTGCCACAGGCCTGCCCCAGCAATGCCTCCATGTTACCGCCGTCTAAATTTTGCGCGATCTCTTGCCTTTTCCTCTTGCTCACCTTTTAGCTGGAAGTAAGCAGCAAAATGCACAAGCTCCGCATCCGTCAATTCGTTGCGAAGCTTGCTGACGGTCATTCCTAATTCGCAGGCCAGAAAAAACTCAAAATTGAGCCAGCTGTCCTGCTTCAGTCGTTTTTTGCTTCGTCAAAGCTGGCATCCTCACCAATACCAAACAAAAACAGCTCAAGCTCGTTTAAAACAGTTTCAGGCAGCTGGCGTTGAAGCTTAGGAGCATCAGCCGCCGCAAAAGCTTTTGTGCCGTCTTCAAGCTCAGCCATTTGGCAAAGCATTTGGGTGCTGACATCCAGCGCCTCTTCTGAGCCAGACAAGCTTTGTGCTTTTTTGCGATCAGCTCTTGTAATCGGCTTGAAGTACAAGTTGACGAGCACCTCGCCAGCTGCATTCTTCAACTCGAACTTGCGGCGCTGGTTAAGGTCAAAAGCCTCAACCAGCAAATCCACAGTGCGATTCTTAGCAGACATTCAATAGCTTGAAGGAAACATTCAAACTATAGCCTTATCACTCAAGGTTGGAAGTGATAGTGCTGCTGGTGATGAAGTTGCAGCTGACAACTACCAGTTCACCAACAGTTGAGGTGATTTCCATGCTAGTGATAATTCCGCCAAAAGAGACTGAATCAGTGCCGGTTGAGCTTCCAGTCGTAAAAAGCTCAAACGAAGCATCAGCCGCATCGTTGACTTTCACTACGTCTTCAAGAAACCCAGCCTGGCCAGTTGCATCAGGGTCGTAAACAAGTTCAACAGTCCCAGAGCCACTAATCAAGCCACCGACGAACTGACGGAAAGTGTTGCCATGAACGGTGGTGTCGTAGGTGTCTTTGTCGATAGTCAGGCTCCAGCTACGAGTACCGACAACAGTGGCAAGGCTGCCGCTGCCAGTCTCAAATTCAACAGATCCTTGTTCGCCGCGAAGGGTGGCCATGGTCAGAGTTCCTCGATGGATTCAAAGGTCACACGGACCTGGGTTTGAAAGTAACCCTCGGGATTTGGAGAAACCAAAGCCTCTGGGCCTGTGGGAGCGTCGAAGTAAACCCCCGACACGATAACTCGATTATACAAATCCCGAATGCGTTTACCAATCACATAGTTGGCTCCAGGGCCAGCGCCCTTGCCTGAAAAAATGTTGATCACCACCAGACCAACAATGCGGTTTTGCGAGTTTGTCGTCAAACCTTGGCCCAGATATTCGCTAGCGCCAAAGCTGGTCAGGCATTGCACCCATGAGCTACTTGGCGTCGGCTCATACGCCATGTTGTGAAAGACAACAGGGATGACAGGACTGCTGGCTAGCTCAGTTGCAAGCCTTCCTTCAATTGTTGCCCTAATTGAATTGAGATCAGCAGCAGCCATCAGCTTTCCCTCACGATTTTTCTGTATTGGCCTTGCGACCAAGACTGCAGCTCTTTGCCAATTATGTCTGGGAAGCCCGGAACAGCCTTAGGAGACTGCCTGCTTCTGTACTCATCGCCCCAAGACTCCGGCAGCATTACCCCATAACAAACAGGCGCTGCGTAGTCCAAGCGGTTATTCACCTCTCCAATCAATCCTTTGACGTCGCTCTCCCATGCGTTTCGCAGGTCTCCACCACCTGTTGGCTCACCTTCGTAAACAACTCGTACAGGCGTCGCAGTTTTTACGCGTCCCTCCCACTCAAGAGTCGTTACGCGAACCAGCTTTTTTACTTCCCCTTCAAGGTGATCAGCAATTTGATTAAGGCGGATCTGACGACGTGCCATCGTTACGCCCTCAGGATCAACTCATGAATAACCGCAGTGTTGTCCTGTTCCGTCGTCTCCACACGGATGATCTGATGGACAACGCTGCCAATAACGACGCGATCCTTAGTCTCAGGCGCAGTGGCGAGGTCATTAGCGGCAACCGTCAAACGCTTATCACCAGCCTGCACCAGCTCATTGACCTCACGCAGGTTCACATCCTCAAGAATGCCTGGAACAGTCGTGTCGCTTTCACTTTCCGTGATCGCACCGGTAGTGGTGTTGTAACTGCCGCCAGTGACGTAACGCACGGTCACATCACCTCCAAAAGTTCTTAGGAGGTTGCTTGCAGTCCGCGCTAAGGAGTCAACAAGTGCCATCAGAGGTTATAGGCCAAGCAAGCGCCGCTGGTCAGCGTGATGCTGGTGATGATGCCGCAGATGTAAGTGTCAGCGACGAAGGTCTCACCAGCCAAGCTGTTGCCGGTTGCGTTCTTCACCGTGATTGCACTAATCACGCTGTCTTCTTTGAAATAGATCTTGCTGAACCTGCCCGTATGGGCACTGCCATCCGAGATGAACTCGAAGCCGCCTGAAAGGTCTGCGTACATGGTCAGCTCCGTTTGATAGCGATGTTGCCTGGTCCGCTAATTCTAAGACCCGTCAAGTACCTTTCAAACATTGGCGGAACATGGTCAGCGCCAACAGCACCAGACTTGTCAGGCGTGACATTCAAGCTGCCGATCTGAACGTTCTTGAAATCGTTCAAGCCGCTCAGGCTGATGCCGTCCGTATTGTTCTTCAGGTAAACAGCAAGCTCAATCTGAGCACGCTTGATCTGATCAGGGACTTCAGTGTCGGTGAAGTAATCCTCAGAGATGCGGAAAGGAAAGTTTGTAGCGTAAGAATTGATGTACGTGTCGGGCTTTCGCACGCCAGTACGCGGCCATTGCCTTGCTTGCGTATCGGTGGCGCGTGCGCCTAAAAATCTTTCGCGGTCCAGACGTTCAGCCGCTGCTGTCAAAGCGCGATTGCGTGAATCGTCAGTGCCGGTCGTCCACTTGCCCACATCAGTGGACTCAATCATGGCCTCAACGTAAGCGTCAGCTTGCGCCAGGGTCATGTAGCTGTTGGCGTCTGCGCCGCCCGCTGTTGCGTCGATTGTTACTGCCATCGGGCGTCACAGTAGAAGTCTTTTTGGTCGGCTTATCAGGGACGGAGACTGCCGCTTGAGCAGCAGCCTCACGTTCCTTCATCCGCCTAAAGGCGAACAGACCCATCAGGAGCTAGCGCCCTTCAGAGCCACGAAGCTCAGCACAATGGCTTCGCTAGCAGTCGAACCAACGTTCGCCACAGTGATCTTGAATGAACCAGCAGCAATGCTGTTGGCCTGAACCAGATAGCTGCCAGCAGTACCGGCAGAGCTGTGGTTGACCACCACCACGTCAGTGGCAGCGATCTTGTCGTTGTTGACCTGGAAAGTCACCTCAGCAGCACCAGCAAGCTCAGCGCCTGCCATGGTGATCTGACCGGACGCTGTATTGAGCGTCACGGCTGTTCCTTTGTTGGTGGCCTGGGTCACAGTGCCGCCAGTGGTCGGGCCAATCAGAGAGCCCGCTGTTGCCTCAAAAATGGATGCCATGGTTAGTTACCTCCTCAATCCAGTGCGCTGGTGGTGGTAATCCGCACGATGCCAATGTTGTTGGTTTCGTACACCTTGGTCCAGTTGCCCACGGTTTCCAGTTGTGCCCGCGTGGGGTTGGAAACGGAAGTGGAGAACGAAGAACCGATTGGGTGATACACGTAGTGCAGATCAATCGACATGGCATCGCTCTTAGCGAGGATGTCACGATCGGTCTCGGTCTGAAGTCCGAGTTGCTCACCGGAGCCAACGGCACCCTGAGTGAACATGTAGCTGGCGTACTCGGTGGTTGCACCAGAGCCAGCGGTCTGCACATCAGCAGACACGATCACGCGCATTCCCATGAAGGTGGGAACAGCAACCGGGCCAAAAGCGTTAGCCAAGGAACCTTGAGCTGCGGCGGTGTCAGGCTGGCCTGCATCGTCGTAGATCATGTCCAGAGCACGACGCTCTTTGAGGTCGTAGTACACCTTGGGGTGAACAACGATTGCAGCCAGCTTGTCACCTTGGTCGCCCAGCAGTGACTGACCTTCGACAATCTGACGTGCAGTCAGTTGCGTAGGGGTGTCGCCAGACGCGCCATCAACAGCCAGGGCTGCGAAAGAA